TAGAAGGATACTGGTCTATGACTGGTAAGGCTGAGAAAGCAGCAGAAAATTACGCTAAAGCCTTAAAAGCTCAAAAAGATGAACAAAGACAAATAAATGATCTTGTTAAAAAAGCGCAGCAAAAATTGCCCCTTTCTAAAGCAGAACAAAATGACGCTCGAATATCATTAGCTAATCAAAAAGAAAAAGCTTTATCTGAAGCTGAAGCGCAGAAGAAAGAATGGGCGCATGAGAGAAGGATGCGTCAATCAGAAACAAGAAGGAGAAAGAAACGTGAGGCAGAAAGAAAAGCAGATGACGCAGCAAGAAGGAGGGAAAGACTCCAAGAAGGCTTAATGCTTGGTGTTGGTTTTCCTTTGTTATTTGGAGGAGGGCCAGGAGCCATTCTTGGAGGAGGAGCTGGTGCGTTTGCTCAGTCTAAGATGGGTGAAGGCAAAGGATTTGGAGCGCAGATAGCGTTAAGTGCGGTAGGAGGTCAAATAGATCGAATTGCTGCTCAGATAATTAAAAACGTAATGGAAACAAGTAAAGCTGTTACTTCAACTGCAAATGCCTATGCTTTCTTAGAGGAAAAATCTTTATTTAGCTCTAAACAAATAAAAGAAAGGGCTGCTAAGTTAAAGGAACAAGGAGACGTTGAAAAATTAAATACCTTGTTGTCAAAAGAATATATTAGACTTATAGGAAGGGAAGGTTTAACTGATCTAAAGAAAGCAGGAGAAGAAGCTGAAAAATTAAAAGAAGCCTGGGAAGAGTTGGCTTTAGCAATGTCAGCATTAATGGCAGGGCCATTAGGGACTCTTTTGGAAGCTATTAATAAAACAGTTGAGACTGCAACTGGTGGATCAAAAATAAATGCGTTAATGAGAGATTTAATAGATCAAGGAGATAAGCCTATTGCTCAGAAGATGCACGATGAAATGATGAACATGATGTATCCAACCAAGTTGGGTAAAATGTTTTCTACCGTTAGTCCTATGGGTATAGCAATGGATATACCTGCTGATCAACAAGCCGCTATATTGAAAAAGTATTCTGCTTTCAGGAAGGCAGGAGAAAAAGATTTGACTTTCGATGATGCTGGTGATTTAGGTAAAGGAAAGAAAGAAAAACTAACAGAAACAGAAAAAATAACAGCCGAGAGGAAAAGACTGGAATTAGTATTTCAGTATGGAGAAAGAGAGGCAGCTATCAGAACTAAAATAAAAAAAATACACGCTGATGTAAATAGCGAAAAAGCATTAGCTCTTCGTAAGGATCTGGAAACGATTGATAAATTAAAAGACATGAATGAGTTATATAAAGGAATAGGACAGACAATCAAAGATGGGCTTGTTGAAGGTATTAATGCAGCAATAGATGGAACGAAGACATTAGGTGAAATTGCAAATAATGTATTTAGAAACATTAGTAATCAGTTAATTAGTTATGGAATAAATGCTGGTCTAAGTAAAATTCCTGGTATCGGAAGTATTTTCAAAGCAGCAGGAGGGCCAGTATCAGGGGGATCTCCTTATATCGTTGGAGAAAAAGGCCCAGAATTATTTGTCCCAGGTTCTAGCGGTAATATCGTTCCAAATCATGAAATGGGAGGAACAAATGTGGTCGTTAATGTAGATGCTTCTGGTTCGTCAGTAGAAGGTAATGGAGGGCAAGCAGAAGAGTTAGGAGGTATGCTGGCAGCAGCAGTTCAAGCTGAAATTGCTAATCAGCAACGACCTGGAGGACTCTTAGCAGGTACACGTTAATGGCAACATTTCCTTCGATTACTCCGCAATATGGAGTTCAAAAAAGCTCAACACCTAAAAAACGTGTGGTTCGTTTTGCTGATGGTTACGAACATCGAATTATATTCGGGCTAAATGCACATACAAATCCAAAAATTTATTCTTTAAAGTTTGCAGTATCAGAAACAGATGCAGACACCATAGAAACCTTTTTAGACGCAAGAGCATTAGATCAAGCTAGTTTTGATTTTACGCCACCTGGAGAAGGTTCAGCTTCTAAATTTGTTTGCGAGTCATGGAGTAAATCTATTCCTTATCTAAATAGAGCAACAATTACAGCAACATTTAGGGAAGTATTTGAGCCATGAGCTTAGATCCTATTATTGATGACTTGCAAGGTCTTAATCCTTCAGCAATCATTGAATTATTTGAATTAGAACTCGATTCTGCTTTACATGGTAGTCAGACAATAATGACTTATCGTTTTCATGCAGGAAGCAATGTCAATGCAAACGGTAAAATTATTTGGCAAAGCAATACATACTTAAGGTATCCTGTAGAAGCGAGTGGTTTTGCTTTTCAAAAAGGACAACTTCCTAGACCCCAACTGACAGTTAGCAATACTTTATCTTTACTTACTGCGGTAATGTTAGAGGTCAACGAGGTAACTGCTGGTAATGATTTAACAGGAGCAAAAGTAACAAGGATTAGGACATTAGCTAAGTTTATTGATGCTGCTAATTTTTCTGGAGGCAGTAATCCTTATGGCACTCCAGCTAATAATGAATTTCCAAGAGAGATTTATTATATAGATAGGAAAGCTGTTGAGAATAGAGATATTGTTACTTTTGAGTTAGCAAGTATTAGTGATTTGGCAGGAATTCGATTACCTAAACGTCAATGCACTAGAGCATTATTCCCTTCTATTGGTACGTTTGTATGACGGATTGGAAAGATAAAGCTTTAGAACACGCCAAAGAAGAAGATCCTAAAGAATCCGTTGGCTTGTTGTTAAATATTAAAGGTAAAAAAGTTTATTATCCTTGTCATAATTTATCGACTTACTCTCATCAATGTTTTATTTTAGACCCAGAAGATTACGTTAAAGCAGATAGTTTAGGGCAAATAGTTAGTGTAATTCATTCTCATCCAACAACTCCAGCAGCAGCAAGTGAAGCTGATCGAGTTAGCTGTGAAGCAGGTGGATTACCGTGGCATATTGTTAATCCTAAGACAGAACAATGGGGATATTACGAACCAACAGGATATAGACCAGCATTAAAAGGTAGGCCGTGGTGTTGGGGTATAACTGATTGTTATACGTTGGTTAGGGATTGGTACAGGGAAGAGAGGGGAATTGAATTAATTGATTGGGAAAGACCTGTTACACCTGAAGAGTTTTTAGAAAAACCAGTATTTGAAGAAGCAGCAGAATTAGCAAATTTTCGTTTACTAAGACCAGATGAAAAATTAGAAAATGGAGATGTCTTATTAATGTCAATTATGGGTAAAGGGTTAAACCATGCTGCCATCTTTTTAAATGGGGAAGTTTTACATCATTTAGCAGATCGCTTAAGTTGTCAGGAACCATACTCTGAATGGTTGCTAAAATGTACGGGAGGCAGGTATCGGTATGTTGAAAACGATTAAACTGTATGGTGATCTAAAAGAGATCACAGGATATGGTGAATTAGATGCTCATGTAAATAGTGTTGGAGATTCTATAAGGTTTTTATTAATGAACTGGCCTCAATTAGAGGCACACATGAATACACAACATTATCAAGTTTTAACTGACGGAACAGATATAGGAGAGGATGAAATTCATTATCCAGTATCAGAAGAGATCAAGATTGTTCCTGTGATTGCTGGTGCTGGAGGAAATACAGGAAAGATTTTATTAGGTGCAGCGATGATCGGATTGGCATTTGCTACAGCAGGAAGTTCTGTTGCATTGCAAGGTGGATTAATGAGTGCAAAAGGATGGGCTGCTGCTAGTTGGACGACTACAAGTTTATTTACCGTAGGAGCAGGTTTAGCAATAGGTGGAGTGGCAGGAATGTTATTTCCTGTTCCTAAACCAGAAAAGTTTGAAAACGATCAAGATCCACGAATTTCTTTTGACTTTGGTGGAACGCCAAACACCTCCAGAGCAGGAACTACTCTACCGATTGTTTATGGCGAGATAATGACTGGCTCGACAGTTATTAGTATGAACTTAACGACTGATCAGGTGACAGCATGAGCAAAATAATAAGAGGATCTGGTGGTGGTTTACCTAAACAACCTCCTAAACCAACCCGTGCGCCTGATACTTTAAACAGCAGGCAATTTGTAACGATCCAAGACTTAATTAGTGAAGGTGAAATCGAAGGTTGGGCTACTGCATCTAAAGAAAACAGAACAAAAGGTACAGCAGTTTATAACACTGCTGCTTTGAAAGATGTTTACTTAGATGACACTCCTGTTCTTAACCCTAGTGCTAATTCAACAAGTCCTGCGTCTACAGATTACAACTATAAAGATGTTACTTTTATTCCCCGTTTCGGTACTGGCAACCAATCTCATATAACAGGGATTCAGCAGTCTTCTAGTCCCATTTCTGGCTTCCCTAAACCTTGTACTGCTGCTGCTTCTGTAACACAAACCATAGGTGCTACTGCTGATGCTGTACGAATTACTATTAACTTTCCTCAACTGCAAGAAGCAAAAGATAACGGAGATTTATTAGGTGCAAGTGTTCAAATAAGAGTATCTATTGAATACAACAATAGTGGTACTTTTACTGCTTTATTTACTGATACAGTTACAGGCCGTACTAGCGATTCATATTCTAAAGATTACAGAGTAGAGATCAATGGAAATTCCCCTAAAGTAAGAGTCGAGCGTGTGACGGGTGATAGTACAAGTGCCTCTTTGCAAGACTCTTTTAACATAATGTCGATGCAAGAGTTAATAGATGACAAGCAAACTTATAACAATACTGCTTATGCTGCATTAAAGCTTGATAGTAAAATAGTAAGCAATATTCCAAGTAGAAAATATAGAATTAGGGGTGTAAAAATCAGGATTCCAGGTGCAGGAGCAGGTGGTTCTGGGACACCAACTGTTGATAGTGCTACAGGTAGAATTGTTTATCCTGCTGGTTATATATTTAATGGCACAATGGGTGCAGCGCAGTGGTGTTCATGCCCTGCGATGGTACTACTTGATCTACTTACAACCGTTAGATATGGTTTAGGAGATCATATTGCTGATAGTAATTTAGATTTATTTAGTTTTGTCGATGCTTCTAAATTTGCGAATGAATTAGTTGATGATGGTGAAGGAGGTACAGAAGCAAGATTTAGCTGTAATGTTAATATTTTGTCTGCAAGTGAAGCTTTTAATTTAATTGAAGAGTTATGCGGAGTGATGAGATGTATGCCTATATGGAGTGCAGGAACAATAACGATTGCACAAGATAAGCCTACTGATGCAAGCTTCTTATTCAGTCTTGCAAATGTAACTGAAGAAGGATTTTCTTATTCTGGATCGTCTCTTAAGACCAGACATTCTGTAGTAGCTGTTAGTTATTACAATATGGATTCAAGAGAAGTGGATTATGAGGTTGTAGAAGATAGTGCGGCGAAGTCGAAGCTAGGAGTTGTTAAGAAAGATGTAAGAGCTTTTGCTTGCACAAGTCGTGGTCAAGCTCAAAGATTAGGAAAGGCAATACTTTTTACGGAGCAAAATGAGTCAGAGGTCGTTGCATTTACAACATCTGTAGATGCTGGAGTAACAATTAGACCTGGGGCTGTCATAGATGTAAACGATCCAGTTCGTAGTGGTGCCAGGCGATCTGGTCGTATAAAAACTGCAACTACAACTTCAATTACTGTTGATGACATACAAGATTTGCATACGTTTGCGGGTGCAAATAAAAAAGTAAGCGTTCTAATGCCTGATAATTCTGTAGAGGTTAGAGATGTTCTAAGTACAACTAATGGTGTTATTACATGGGCTTCTGCTTTATCGGAAGTGCCAAATGTAAACGCAATATGGTTTTTAGTCAGCGATACAATCGAAGCTCAAAAATTCAGAGTAATCACAGTAGAAGAAGCTGATGGTATTAATTATAAAATTACAGCCTTATCGTACAGACCAAATAAGTACGCAAATATTGAAGAAGGAATTGCTCTACCAGCAAGAAATGTTTCGGTCTTAAACGCACCAGCAGCACCTCCTACTTCTGTAAGTTTTGAGGAAAAAACTGTTGTAAGAAATGGAGTCGCCATATCAAGATTATTTGTTACTTGGGTTCCTGTTACTGGCGTTAGTCAATATTTAATCCAATATAGATTTGAAAATGGAAATTACGAAAGTCAAGTTGTTTTCAGACCTGACATCACAATAGATAACAGTGAATTAGGAAGATATGAGTTTGAAATATTTTCATTTAATGCAGCATTGCAAGTATCAAATACACCTTTAAGTCAAACATTTGACGCGGAGGGTAAAACAGCCCTACCAGCCGATGTTGCGAACTTAACAGCAGAGCCAGTTGGTGATCATTTAATGAGGTTGAGATGGGATAAATCAACTGATGCTGATGTTTTGCACGGTGGTCGTGTTTACGTCAGGCACTCCAATAAAACAGATGGATCTGGTACGTTTGCAGGTTCAGTTGATCTTGTTAATGCTTTGGCTGGCAATACTTCTGAAGCAGTTGTTCCAGCATTAGATGGTGAGTATATTTTAAAATTCCAAGATGATGGCGGACGATTTTCATCTGGAGAAACAAGTGTCATTATTGATATTCCAGACGTAGGACAGCAATTAGCAGTTTTAACAAAACGAGAGGATTTATTAGGATCTCCCTTTAGCGGAACAAAAACAAATGTTTCTTATACAGGTGGAGCTTTACAACTAACAGATCCTTCGGCAAATCTGGCAGGAACGTATCAGTTTGCAGAAACCTTAGATTTAGGTGCTGTTTTTACGTTGACATTAAAAAGACATATTCAAAGTTTAGGTGTTTTAATTGGAAACAATATTGATTCTTGGGCCAATGTTGACGATGTTGCTAATTGGGATGGAGATCCAGCCAACGATACTGATTGTCAAGTTTATGTAAAGACAAGTACAAACGGTTCTAGTTATGGAGACTTTAATGTTTTTGCTAATGGAGAATTTAAAGCAAGATCCTTTCAATTTAAAGCTAATCTTTCGTCAACTAATACAAACCAAAATGTTAATGTTCAGCAGTTAGGATATAGCGCAGTCTTGCAATCTAGGACTGAACAAAGTACAACAACAATCGCATCGGGATCAGGAGCAAAGAACGTAACCTTTACCAAACCTTTCTTCACTGGAACGGCAAGTTTAGGTGGAACCAATGCTTATTTACCTTCGATTGGTATTACGGCTCAAGGCATGGCATCAGGAGATTTCTTTGAATTGTCAAATGTTTCGGGTACTGGTTTTACTGTTCATTTCAAGAATGGACTATCAGATATAAATAGAAACTTCAGTTATCAGGCTGTAGGTTTTGGCAAAGGGGTATAGAATGATTGAAACTGTAGAAGATTAGTGTCTCAGGTCACAAACTACAACGTAGAAAATGCTGCTGGTAATGTTGTTCGACAAGACATTATTAATATTCTTGATGCAATAAAAACAAGTAATAGCGGTGGTTCAGATCCTTCAAACCCTGTAAAATTTATGTTTTACGGGAAATCAAGCGATGATACTTTAAGAATTTACGATGGCTCAAATTTCAGAGTTATAGGAGATGTAGGAGAAGATAATTTAGGATTATTACCAAGAGCAGGTGGCACTATGACTGGTGTCATTTTAGCTGATGACGCTTCAGGAGCGAGTGCTCCCGCCATAGCGTTTGATGGGGATGCCGATACAGGACTCTTTAGAAAATCAGCAAACACGATTGGGTTGTCAACTGCTGGAACAGAACGAGCGTTTATTGATGTTAACGGTTTAACTGTTCAAGCTAGAGGTGATTTAAGACTTGCTGATTCAGATAGTAGTAATTGGGTCGCTCTACAAGCTGCTGCCACGATTGCTTCAAATGTTACTTTTACTCTTCCCTCCTCCGATGGCTCGGATGGGCAGATGTTAAAAACAAATGGCTCGGGAACTCTCTCATTCACAACAGTTCAGGGTGTTCCTCCAGGGGCCGTTTTTTGTTTAGCAGTAGCGACTGTTCCTTCTGATTATCTTGAATGTTCGGGTACGGCTGTAAGCAGGACAACTTATGCTGCTTTATTTCAAGTTATTGGTACGACTTATGGTGCAGGAAATGGAAGCACCACTTTCAACGTGCCAGATTTACGAGGGGAATGGATAAGAGGCTATGACCACGGAAGAGGAGTTGACAGCGGTAGAGGAGTAGGGACTTCTCAGACATATCAAAACAATACTCACAGTCATGCAAAGGGTTCTTTAGGAGTTACGACAACAAACCAAAGCCATTACCATAACTTCCCTGGTGACGATCAACTAAATCAATTCAACGGTGTTGCTGGATGGAATACAAGCAGTGATGGTAGTGCTGCTTATGATGCAACCAGTCGGGTCGGCAGTGGTCATTCGGCTCCCATGTGGCGCACAACAACAAAAGACACGAACCACAATCACGGAATTAGCGGTTCTACAGCAGCAACAGGTGGAACTGAAACAAGAGTTAGGAATATAGCGATGATGTATATCATTAAAACTTGATGATTGCTAAACTATGAAAAAGTTTTAGTCCTATGGCAGTAGCACCTGGAACGTATGACATGACGATCCAACGGAGGTCGGATCATAATGTTTCTGTCACGTTGAAAGATTCAGGAGGAAGTGCGGTTAATTTAACGGGTTACACTTTAGCCTCACAGATTTGGGATTCTGGACGTAGTGCAAAAGCTGCTGATGCAACTGTCTCTGTTACAAATGCTTCAGGTGGAGCGTTTGATTGGAAATTGACCGATACTCAGACGGCTACCTTTAGTTCTGATGAATATAAATACGATGTACGTTTAACTAACCCTGCTGGACTGCATGAGTACTGGATAGAGGGTACTATTTATATGGATGAAGGATACACTGCATGACCACAGTCAATATCACAACTAATAAGAACACTGTAACTGTTGACGAAAGCAATAGTTCAGTCATAACGGTTGCGACTCAGGGACCACAAGGCCCAAGCTTTGCCTCTAGCGGAGTTGGTCTTGCCGATACAAATAGAGTAAATAAAAGTATAATTTATTATGACAGTGCTTCTGGCTCTTATAAAGCAGATAGTACATGGACAACTAGCACACTCACAGACGGAGGTAACTTCTAGTGGCTAACACGATCAGGATCAAAAGAAGCACTGGAAGCACAGCACCTACCAGTCTTGAAAACGCAGAATTAGCGTATGCAGAAGGCAATAATATTCTGTATTACGGAACTGGTACGGGGGGAGCAGGAGGAACCGCTACAGCTATTGAAGCTATTGGTGGAGACGGGTATTACAACACTCTTTCTACGGCTCAAACGATTTCTGGAGCAAAGACATATACAGGCACAGTTGATTTAAGTAGCGCAACCGTTCCAACATTTACTTGTTCTCAGAACTTAATTGTAAGTGGAAACCTAACTGTTTCTGGTACGACTACGACTGTCAACAGTACTACCACTACGATTGCTGATAAAAACTTAGAATTAGCTAAAGGTGCAGCGAATGATGCGGCAGCCGATGGAGGTGGCATCACCGTGGACTCGGGAGACGGAGACAAAACTTGGAACTGGGTTAATGCAACTGATTCTTGGACTTCTAATCAAAGCATTGAAGCGGCTGGTTCTGGTCTTAAGTACAGAATTGATGGCGTTGATGTTGTAACGAAAACTGGATTAGGTTCGACTGTTGTCGGTAGTTCTTTAACTTCTGTTGGAACAATTGGGACAGGTGTTTGGGCCGCAACCGATGTTGCAATTGCTCACGGTGGAACAGGTGCAAGTACAGCAGCAGGGGCTTTATCAAATTTAGGATTAACAGCAACGGCGGCTGAATTAAATGCACTTGATGGAATCACTTCAACCGTTGCAGAGTTAAATGTTTTAGACGGAATTACTTCAACCGTTTCTGAGTTGAATATTCTCGATGGCGTTACGGCAACCGCCTCGGAAATAAATCATCTCGATGGGATCACTTCCACTGTTGCTGAATTGAATATTGTTGATGGTGGAACGTCTGCAACTTCCACGACTTTGGCAACAACAGACCGAATGGTTATCAATGATTCTGGGACAATGGTTCAGGTTGCATTGTCAGATCTGGTCACATTTTTAGAGAATGGATCGGTTTCAGGTTTTGACATTGATGGAGGAACCTACTAACTACAATTACTACATAGGAGGTAGGTCAAATGGCTAACACAATTAAATTAAAAAGAGGAAGTGGTTCTAACCCTGGTACTTCCGATCTCTCTGTAGGAGAAGTTGCCTTAAGAACCGATAATGCAACTCTATTCACAAAGAATGATGCTGGAAATATTGCCGAAATCGGTGCATCAAGTGGTGTAGTTGATGGTGATAAAGGCGATATAACTGTTTCTAGTTCGGGTGCGACTTGGACTATTGATGCTGGTGCAATTGATAACGCAAATATCAACAGTAGTGCAGCGATAGCAGGGTCAAAGATTTCTCCTAATTTTGGATCGCAAACTATAACTGCTGGTAGTGCAACATTTGGTAGCACTTCATTAGGTGATACTACAATTAATTCTTTAGCACCAACATTAAACTTTGATGATAGCAACTCTACTCCTGACTACAGAATAATCAACAACAGTGGTTCTTTTGAATTTCAAGATAAGACAAATAGTTTTGCAGCTAGGATTAAGATAAATTCTGATGGACACGTTGATGTAGCTGGTAATTTAGACGTAGGTGCTGGTATTGATGTAACAGGGAATATCTCAGTTACAGGAACAGTTGATGGAGTTGATATTGCGGCAAGAGATGGGACAGCAGCAAGAAAAGATGGCTCAAATATGGGTGCCACCACTTTCAGAGTTGATGGTGCTGATTTTATTGTTAAAGATGATACAGATAGTACGACAAACTATATATGGAGAGATCATTCACACGACACGCTTTATTTAGGTACGGCTAACGCAGTTGTTACCCCTAGAAGTTCTGTCATACCTAGTGCCGACAGTACTTACAACATTGGTTCAAGTTCTACAAGATTTGCAAATATTTATGGAGATAATATCTTTGGAGATGGATCTAACTTAACCTCACTTCCAGCAGGTCAATTAACAGGGACAGTAGCAGCAGCAAGATTAGACACAGCTACGACCCAATCAGCAGGAAATAATTCAACAAAAATAGCAACGACAGCCTATACAGACACAGCGATTTCAAACTTAGTTGATAGTTCTCCTGGCGCACTAAATACATTAAATGAACTCGCAGCAGCACTTGGAGATGATGCTAATTTCTCCACGACAGTAACAAATAGTATCGCCACTAAATTACCTTTAGCAGGCGGCACAATGAGTGGTGCGATTAATTTGAATAGTAATAATATTACAAATGGCGGTACAATTTCAGGAACATTTAGTGGATCGGGTGCATCTCTCACCAACGTCAACGCAACAACTTTAGATTCGATTGATTCTGGCTCGTTCTTAAGATCGGATGCTAATGATACGGCTAGTGGAAAAATATCTTTTACAAGTAGTTCTGATTATCCAGTAAATATTAATGGCTCGGATGATGGGAAAATAATGCTTCAAGGATCAAGTAATCCTTATATAAGATTTAGAGAAAGTACAACAAATAAAGCTTATATCCAATGGTCATCAAGTGGATATATAAATATCGCTAATCAAGAATCAGGTGAAACCTTAAGGATAAAGGATGGTGCTAGTGGACTTAAATGGATAGTAGGAAGTACAGAACATACTGTCTGGAACGCTAGCAATGACGGAGCTGGTAGTGGGTTAGATGCAGATACTTTGGACGGTATTGAAGGTGGTTCGTTCTTACGATCTAACGCTGATGATTCTTTTAGTGGCAAATTAACTTCTACCTACGGAAATGATGAAAAGATTGTTCTTAGTAACTCGAATAATCCTTATATAAGATTTCAAGAAGGTAGCACGGATAAAGCATATATCCAGTGGCACACTGATGGCTATCTTCGGATTGTTAATCAAGAAGATAGCTCAATATTTATTTTTAGAGATAACCCGATTTTTTCACAGGATAATGGAAGTAGTTATTTAACTATCTGGCACTCTGGAAATGATGGTTCGGGCAGTGGGTTAGATGCTGATCTTTTAGATGGACAAGAAGGTTCTTATTACAGAAACGCTTCTAACATAAACGCTGGAACGATTGCAGCAGCTAGGGTTGCAACCCTTAATCAAGACACAACAGGAAACGCTGCAAGTGCTGATACTGTTGATATAGCTGGAAACGGTACCGATAATAGTTACTCAGTCATATTTTCTACAAACGGAGCCGCAGCAGGAAGAAGTTTAGCTATTGATTCCTCTAGCTCTCAATTCGTTTATAATCCAAGTTCTAATGTTTTAACAGTCGGTAGTGTTACAGGAAATTTAACAGGTTTAGCATCTTCGGCCTCTATATTGCACATTTCTAGAACTATTGCTGGAACTTCCTTTAATGGATCGGCTAATATCGATATTTCATACAACAATTTAACGAATAAGCCAACAATACCGACCAATAATAATCAACTTACAAATGGTGCTGGATATATAACTTCAGCCAACGGTGGAAACGCTGCAACTTTAGATTCGATTGATTCTAGTCAGTTTGTTAGGTCTGATACTGGGGATACATTAACTGGCGATTACAACACATCAGGAAAGTGGTTAATTGGTGGTACTTATAGCAATAACCCTTATAACTCAGTATCAAGTACACGTTTACTCTTTGGAGGTGGAAATGATCAAGATAATTACTTTATTGGAACAAATTTAGAGAATTATGGCGGCAACTACACCAAGTTAGACCTCCGTTGGCATACAGGAATAAGGATGGGGGCGCAGTCTGGTTACGGCGGAATAAGATTTTATAATAATGAAGATTTAAGTACTGTTTTATTTTCGGTTAGCAAAGGTGATGCAAATACAAGGATTGAATCTGGCGAGCTTTATCATAATACAAGTGGTACAAGTGACGTTTATTGGCATGTATCCAATGATGGTTCTGGTAGTGGATTAGATGCAGATACTTTGGATGGTGTTCAAGCAGGTGGATTTTTAAGAGCAGACACGGCTGACACTGCAAGTGCAGATATTACTTTTGGCGGCGGTGCTGGTGCTGTAAATATTGCAGCAGGAAGTGATATAAGATTTATTGATACGACCAATAGTGCATGGACAGGTAATCCTGGCACAAATGCAAAGATTCAAGGCCATTCGGGTTACTTATATCTTGTTGGTGGTCAAAACGGAATTGTCTTTAGAGAAGATGGTACAGATAGGTGGTATCTAGACGGGAGTGGTCATATCACACCAGCTTCAAATAATACTTACGACATAGGAAAGTCAAGTCATCGAGTTAAAAATATATATACCAATGACCTTCATTTATCTAACGAAGGAGGTTCAAACTCTGTTGATGGAACATGGGGAGATTGGACACTGCAAGAAGGAGATGAAAACATTTTTATGATTAACAACAGAACTGGTAAGAAGTATAGAATGGGTTTAGTGGAGGTTACTTAATGGCTATTGACGGCGTAATGAACATCGTGCAGGTACAACACCTGTGGTGGACTACAGCAACGTTTATGGGTAATTGTCAGAACAGACAAGATATAAGTGGTTTTGCTAAATCAATTACGACAAAATTTTCAGGAAGCAAAGTATTAGTGCATGTGCAATTTACAGGTAAGTTGATTTGTGATGGTTCGCTTGGGTTCAGGAGAAACAGCACTCAAGTTGTGGATCGTTTTTTAGGAACTGATAGAGATAATCAAGGAAGTGGTGGCTACCATGATGCAGAAACTTATGCTGGACAATATCTTGATGATTTTAGTTCAACAGCAGGAACGACATACACATATCAAATGACTACTATAGTTACTGGTTGCGGGGATGACGCTTACTTTAATCGAGATCCGTCAGGCTCCGACCAAAATGGTAAAAGTTCAATCACTTTATATGAGGTGTCAGCATAATGAAGCACACTGTATTGTCTGCCTTTGATGCACTTAGACCAGGAGTAAGTTACCAAGTAGACAGCCCTTTTGGATATGAAGATATAACCATAATGAGTGTCCCACATAAATCATTTGTGGATACCTCTTCACTTACGATGCCATCAGAAACAGAAATTAATAATAAAATTGCAGAGTTAGATGCTGCAGAACCGATGAGACTATTAAGAGAAGAAAGAGATCAAAAATTATTAGAGACTGATTGGACACAGAATCCTGATGTACCAGATGCAACTAAAACAAAGTGGCAAGTATATAGACAAGCATTGAGAGATTTACCATCCACGGCTGAGCCCAAATTAAATGCTGGTTATCATTTAGATCAGGCTTCAGTCACTTGGCCTACAGAACCAACCTGATTTACTCAGGGCCAGAATTAGCATCTGGAGTAATAGTTGGAGCAGCAGAATAAGAAGTATCCTTACTTGCAACTTCTATTTCAGTTGCTTTTTCGTTGTGCTTATCAATAGCAGATTGAACAAAACCTTCTAGCTTTTTAACTTTGTAGTCAGTCCAACCAGCTTTTACCCAGTCAACAACAGTAGTTTCACCTTCTGCTTTTTTAAGATCATCAAGTGATTTAAAGTCAGAGCCAACACCTGCTTTATTACCAGGGAAGACACAATGGCAAGAAGTTGACTTGGTTACAGATCCTTCCGTTCCAAAGATCTCTACTGTTGCTTCAGTAATGTAGTTATCATCATTTGGATCGGTTTTAAGGCTTTTTACCTTATAGACAAAAGTTGCTGCCATTAGTCTTAAAAGTTTCCTTTAGTATAAGCCGTCTGTTGAATTAGGCGGTAGATCGGTACACTGATAGGGAACACTATAATTTTGTATGTCTAGCCAACTAACTAAGTGGGAAGAAGCTCTAAAAGAAAAAACAGAGTACAAAGTAAAACTAGAAGCAGCCCTTAATCAAGTAACGGCTGAGATTCTTCAACTTCAAGGCGGTATTCAGTTTGCAAAAGAAACTGTTGAGACTGCACCTGTTCAAGAAGGACAAGATACAGAGGGAGCAGAGGAATCAGCCCAATAGCCACAATTAGGCTAGTGTGAGCAAGAGCTTTTAAAATTGCGTCTCTTATCATGCAAAAAATTCTCAACATTATCAGTGTACTTTCCTTTATACTTGTAGCAGCAATCACTGGTGGCGGGGTGTTTGGTTATTTATGGATAACCAATGAAGATAATCAGAAGATGCTTCAAGATAAAGCAATGGAAAAAGTAATGGGAGCGATGAAAATGCCTGGATTATCTGGCCCTGCTCTCCCTACTGGAGCGTTAAGTCCTAAGCAACAAAAGAACGAAGAAAAGAAAGCTTTTGGATTACCTAGCTTTTGATTCCTGAAATTGAAATCCCTGCTGTAGGGGTTAAACCTGTTAAAACATATTTATTGAAAGCACCTGTTGTTAATGCTCCGAACGTACCAATCAATGTACCGATAGGGTTTCCAGTGATTGAAATGCCTTGTGTTAAAGCGAGGCGAAGTATTGAAAATGATGCCTTAATCAATAACGATCCAGATTATAATTTGATTTTGTGTAGTGGTTCGGGAGCACCTGCCTATGAGCCAATGAATTATGACCCTTTACAAATAGTGCCTATAAAAGATGAAGAGCCACAACGATACGAAGAGCCAGAAATCCCTCCAGCAGCAGCAGTGCCAGAACAACAGCCAGAAGAGTGTCCTCCCGATGGTGCGCCTGAGATTGGTACAAAAGTAGAAGAAGGTACTAAACAGATTATTAAGTATGAATTGGTCGGAAACCGTTGTGTAACTAGATATAAAAAATTAAATGTTCAACAACAGATAATTGATGCCATTCCCACCGTTCCACAAATTGTAAAAACTGGTTCAATAACTTTGGTGGCGACTAGCGTTGCATTAAGTTCGCCAATTTTATTGAAGGCTGTGAAACCGATACTCCAGCAGGTTATCAAGAAGATCAAAAAGATATTAGGTAAGAAAGTAAAACGACCAAACTTATCTGAGAGGAGAACTACTTCTTATCGGGAGAAACGGGGTTTGCCTCCTGTAAAGGAGAAGAAATAACGTGCCTATGTGGTAAGACTTGACCCATTTTAGGTTTAACTACAACATCTTCACAGAGATGGAAGTAAGGAGAATTTTTAGCAAACTCAATTCCACCTAGTTTCAATTTTCCACATTCACGTAATCTTGCGATGTGCCAATCTAGTTTTTTATTATCAATTAGTTGCTGTTGATGCTCTCCTTGCAGTTTTGCGTTTTTCAAGCAACGCTCTTGAAATCTTTTATCAAGTGGCATTGAAAAAGTTAAACTTGCTCCAAGATTAAGTGAGAAATTATCCTTCTGTCCTGTACGTGTTCTTTGATGATATAAAATGTCTCCTTCATCGCTGTAGACTGGAGAGTCATACCAGTATTCTCTTGGTTTAGAGAATGAATGTGAGTCAGTTACAAAGGGAGAGAATGTAAGCATCGGCCCCTGACAAACAACCCCACCTCCGTATTGGTTTTGTATAAGATTTCCCTGCAATGTCTGGATCGCCATGTTAGTTAGCGAAGCTGATGTATTAGCAACTGGGGCCGCAGTTTGTGAAGTATTAGCTAATGCACTTGAGCCACTAAATAATATTATTGCGAGAAGACTGAGGTTGTTTCTGTAACACTTTCTAAGACTGTTGTTCGATTGATTGTTGTCATGTTGGATAGACCAGGGCCAATGTAACTTTCTGCGTATTGAAACGCCTGACCTGGGTTGGCAATCGTGACGTTTGGTTTGGTTGTTAAATCTGCTCCTGTCCATGTATAACTTACTCCATTAATTGTTTGGCTCGTTTCTGCTGGCGAAGGTGAAAGGGTCGTGCCATCAATAGACAAATTCGTTCCATTGATCGTATAAGTATGCCCAGTGTTGAAGTCAGTAGAGACAATAGATTCAGTAACATTTTGTGTAGTACGTGTAACGGCGGACATTGTACCACTAGAAAAATTTGGCACAACTGGCACTGCTATGACTGGCTTTTGCCAGCTATTTAATAACAACAATAGCAGTAAATAACGCTTCACTTATGTATATCCATATAGTGTTTCCACATTAATAAGTTGAATGTAAAAACAATAATGACAGATATAAAGCAAACAATTAGTGGAACGTGCATCACTTCACGGTGACAGAACTTACAACAGATCCAGTTGCCACAGTGCCTCCCGATCCTGGTGTTAGAGAAACAACTCCAGCACTTGTCACTGAGCCAGCAAGTGACCCTGCTGTTCCTGAAGCATGAGAAGTAACGTCACTGAAATTACCCACAGCACCGACTGAAGGAGCAGATGTTGGAACAGCGTCAGCTTGAGTGTATGCCTGGCTGAACGAAAATGATTCACCCGAAGTAGCGTTCTGAGTCGCTGCAATAGTCCCTGGGGAATAGACTCCACTTGTGATCGTGCCAGCACTCATCGTTCCAGCAGTTGTCCCATCAGTTACATCCACTCCAGTACCAGAGATAGAGAAACTCGACCCTATGCGTTCTGCCTGAGTAACAGCAGCATTTACCTGAAGCTGTGCGCTAGAGGTGATGCTATGTGTCAAATCTGCGTTAGCAGAAGGAGCCGCTAAAAATAGCAGCAAAAATAGCTTCTTCATGTGAGTTTGCCTGATTGTGGATCGACTTCTTTCCCTGTGATGGGGTCAATCTTAGGTTCTTGTGGAACCAGTTTAATAGGAGTTTCGATTCTTATGGTTTGGAACGAACCAGACTGCTCACTAAGCATCGCCTGTATCTCTTTTTTATTCATAGGCTTTTCATCTTCTGATTTATATGTTCCATCACCACGCTTTTTCCCACCCTCTAAACCAAACGAAGCCAAGGCTCCAGTTAGCAAACTCGCAGGAAAAGTTATATCTTTAGGGTCAGAACTGTAACCTGGAATAGTTATATAGTTTAAAGTTACGATAAATCCAGACCAAATGACAACACCCAAACGCACTGCTACACCTATGATCTGAAGCTGTTCTTCTTTATCTTCAGCGATGTCTTTTAGTTTACCAATTGGCCCTTTTTTATTAGGCTTGGCTTCAGGAGTTTGTTTTTCTGTCATAGAAAAATAGAAACAATAGTCTAAGATTACTCCAAAAGGATAAAAATGCCTCAAGAACTACTCGCAGCCTTGATAGGGGCTGCTGTCTCTGGAGCGTTAATGGTTTTAGCGAACCAAACAAACAAGAGGCAACGAGATATACGTGAAATTTTCCATCGTTTAAATGCTATTGATAAGGAGCTTGCTACGCTTACAGCAACACGCAACCCAAATGGATGGAGGAAAAGATAGCAACAGCTAAAGCCAGAATTAAGGAGTTAGAGGTATTAATTAAACACTGGGAGAAAAGAAAGTGAAATGCATGAAAGAATGATGACAGGTCTTAGAATAAGAGGGTCGTGTAACGTAGTAATCAAACGGATTCAAACCAATGGGAATTTCTAGCTTTCCAGGCGCAAACATTATCACCGACACTGCTGCTCATACGGGCAAATTTGCGAAGATCACTTGCTTAACAGATTCAACAGTTACTTTGGTTTCTCCAAACGTCACTAAAAACGGAACGACAACTGTTTCTGGAATTGTTTTAAAAGCAGGTACAGAGATAGAAGGAATCTTCACTAGTGTCACTCAGACAAGTGCTGGATCACTTATTGCTTACAGCGTCTAAAACAAAACCCCCTAGCGTCCTCTAAGAGCTAAGGGGTAATGTTTAACATTGAGGTAGTTATCTAATCTCACCACATGTTTTTAAAGTAAGCTTGCGGCCTCCTGGTAAATTTCTATTTAACTTTAGCCGCATTTATTTTGCTCTTCAATAGGTAAGCCCTCTCAATTTGCCTTCTTTTTTCTAGGCAGTGTGAACAAAAACATACAATGGTTTTTTGCTCCATAATCCTGCTAACTTGATTATCGGTTGGAACAGAAAAACCTCCCTTTCTGTGCAAATCTAGGGAGGTTTAACTGGGGTGTATGGGGCCACCAAGCCAAATGTAGCTGTTTTATATAGGATTGTGAAGAGTGAGTCTAATTATGCGAAAACTAGCTAAACCTTTTCTACCTCTTCTTTATGCTTTTTTGCGTAGTGAAACAGGTAAAAAATTGTTACTGGATCTATTGAGATCAGCAGCAAAACAGACTACAAATACACTTGATGACGAGGCTGTAAACTTCCTTCAGTCAAGGTTATACCCTGGTTCTACTACTAAATTACAATGACCGAATACAAGGCAGAATGGTTAGAAGAGGACAGACAAAGGATGTTAAATATGGAGCGTTGGTACGTTCTTGATGGTCGTCACCTACCTGACAATCCTATGCACGGCTTATACACTGGGTTAGCAGCTAAAGGTAAAGAATTAGATGGAGAATTTGGATGAACAGTTCATTCTGTTGGATCAGTTAATGGAACCCCCTTCAGTAGAACAAGAACTGGAGCTGGAGAAAAAGATACGTTGGTTCACAGAGGGAGCATCTAAAGATCAGCTCATAAGGCACTGCGAAGCAGTAGAAAGAAACCACTTCCATCAATCACAATTCATTGCTAACTGTCTAACCGAAATTGCTAGATGCAAAGCTAAGATTGCTTGTTTAGAAAATCCTGTAAGACAACCTACATTCAAGAATTGGTTAAGAAAGGTACTTGATCTTTAGCTGTAGTGGTTATTAACGATGTACTCATCGTAGTCAGTGTCCTCTTCCATATAACGTCCCAGGTTAAGCATACATAATCTTTTGGCTGCTAGATAACAGTCTTCGTCTGTATAACCTTGAATTTTCAAAAATTCGTAAAAGTCTACAAGTGCTTCACATACTTGACCCATAGTTACTAAGGTCTGTTCATTTTCTTTAATTAAGGCTCTAAGTCTTATCTCACTTAACCCCATAGGGCCATAAGTCCTTTTCTGCTTCTTAGTACCTTCGTTGTCTTTAAATTCCATAGTTTTATGTGGAGGGTATAAAGGTTGCGTTAGATCCTGTCTTTATCCATTTAACTTCGCCGTCTTTAACAGCTACTTCTGGATACTGAATGGAGTACCAACGATGGTCACACTTGACGCATCGCCTACGTCTAATAGTGACTCCATCACTGGCACGTTTAGTGCATACAACTCTAGTCCTAACTTCAGCGCACTTAGGACACGCAGCTTGAATTTTGTTAATCATTTATGGTGCTGGAACTAATATGTGCTGTGCGTGCTCACTACGCCTACCGTCAGGCCATTTAACCTCGTAGTAGTAACAAATTCGATCTCTCTTGTTGTACTTCTCTATAACCTTGATAACGGTTCCTCTATTGGATTCTGTTCTAAGGAATACTCCTGTGTTTCTTTTCTTATTGACTTGATCATTAATCTTATATTTGGGAGTTACAGAAGCAGTTGTCATAGTTCTTTTTTCCAGAGTATTGAAGCGTTTGGGTTATTAAGTTTAGCTTTCTTATGTGCCTCTTCTTTTGAATACCCCCAATAATTCATATTTCTACCATTTCGTCTAGGTTCGCAAACCCAAAATTGGTGAAGCTTTGCTACTGGTGGCACGTTTTCAGCAGTAACAGAAGAGAAATAAGTCATTAAGTTTTTTTAGAGGGTCTGCCTTGAACACGTTTATGGATAGACTTTTTCCATATAGCTTCGTCTGCTGCTTCAGCTTCGTTGTATTTGGAGCGTGTCAACTCCCGTTTTAATTGGGCATAGATTGCATTTCTAATCCAGGCTGTAACTCGTATGCCTTCTGCTTCTGCTTGTTCCTGAGCTAACTTAGCTCGATTTGGATCAAGCAAAATCTGCATATAAGTTTTATTACCATGTTTAAGAGCCATTGAAATAGGTAGCCGTTGTACTACTCTACCACGAAATAGGTCTATCGACTTTTCTTCGTGCTGAATCTTTCATTGCTTGCCTAGAAGCTTTACGGTGTCCTGTTTTACCTCGCCTTATTTTCCTAGCCCCCTCTAAAAACTCTGCTGCTCGCTGTAAATCACCAGTAGTGGCTAAACAGATCTCTCCATTTAGCCGTTCTACTATGATTTGTCTAGGGGATTTGTCTATAGCCAAGGCGTTAAATGTATTTTAGCTCTGTACTAGACTAACTATATATCCGACTAATGCACCTCACTCCACTTTTTACCAACAGATGTTTCTGCCAATGGAGGTATGTCTCCTTCGTTTGGTGTTAAGTAATCAAGCCATATTCCTTCTGCCTGTTCCATAATGCTGCTGAGTTTCTTAGACCATTTATCCTCAAATCCCTCCTTAACTAATAGGAGTAATTCGTCATGCACAGCAGCCGCAATCTTGACTTCCTTTTCTCCTGCCTTATAAACCTCTTTCCATAGTTCACCTAATGCCATCTTCAATATGGCTGCCCCTGCACCCTGTATAGGTGTGTTACATCTAACAGTAACCTTATTCAAATCCCCTGGTAATAAACGCTTCATTTTAGATAAAGGTATGCGAATAAAGGGAAGTGCATCCGTTCCACCAGCATCAGTGGCTTTGTTAAGAGTCCTTTGAGCCTTAGCAGCTTCAGCAGCATTGTCCTCCTGCCACTTCCTTATTCCCTGGTACGTCTGCAACCAATCCTCTCTGATCTTTATTGCTTCAGGCATGGTCATTGTTACTCCACTTGCACCTGCGTAATTCCTCAGACCTTCTGCACCCGCCCCATACAACAAACCAAAGTTTGCTGATTTTGCTATCTGCCTATCACAACCCATCGCATTAGCGGTGAACTCATGTAAGTCTCCACCTTCTTTAAATACAGATGCCATGTTTTTATCTTGGGCCAAAGCAGCAGCCAAGCGAAGTTCCATCTGTCCATAGTCAGCATCTACTAAGGACCAACCTTCAGGAGCTTGAACACATTGCCTAAAAGAAGCATCTCTAGGAATCTGCTGATTATTGGGTTTAATACAACTCATTCGACCTGTATCTGCCCCAAGCTGCATATATGAAGCTCGAACAAAACCATCACTAGCCATTTTCTCCTTAATGGAAGTGACCATCTGCCTTCTCTTCTCTGTCTTCTTCCATTGCAGATACTTATGCACTACCTCATGGTCTGCTGTATAAGATCTCAAAGCTTGCCTTGACGCACTGGGTTTACCCTTTGCATCTCTAGGCTCTTCACCTAAAACAGCAGTGAATTTTTCCAGTAGTTGTTTAGGGCTATTAAGGTTAAATCCCCTGTACTTTTTAGTACCAAGACGTATTGAACCTTCGTCTTTCGCACGTAAATTAAACGCTTCCATTTCTAGCTCTTCTATCTCCTCGTACAAACGTGCCCTAGTTTCTGGATCGTGCCCTGGTTCGCACAACTTATCCTTAATCTCAGTGATCCTTACATGAGCGTCACCTTCTCTAGGAAGTTTCAGCTCATCAGGCAAAGCCTTATTTAGGTCTTCCAAAAATTCTTTACCCATATTCTCTGCATCAAATTCGTAGTCCTTACGGCACTGCTCTAATGCTTCAGCGTTCCAGGGTAAACCTGTTCTCCACATCTGAGCCAAAGCTGGTATAGCTCTAGACTCTAGGATCTCAGCTTTTCTCAACTGCCCATACTGAAGCTTCCTTTCCATAACCTCATACAGATCAGGTAAAACCTCCACATCTTTAGCAGCGTAGGCTTTCTGTTCCTCACTTAAATAAGGTGCGCTCCAATCAGAAGTTTGCTGCTCTTTAGATAGTTCTATATCTAAATGCTTTTTACAAACAGCAGCTAAACCATGCTTTAACCCTGGTATGCCATTGGTAAGCAAGCGATTAGCCAGCATCGTGCATTTAATACCTGTGTTCAAGGTGTTGGGATGTATCCCGTATTCCTGAAGCCAAGCAATATCAAATACAGCATTGTGGGCTATCCACATTCGAGGTGTATTGAAAAACCTCCTTACCTGCTCAAAATCATCTTGCGTTAGATCAAAGCAGTCAAGAACAACAACACTAGCTCTACTCTTACAAGCAAGCTGGATTAAACGCAGCTTTCCCTGTTCAGGTTGTAACTGGAGCGTTTCTGTATCGAACGCTATGGATACGGATGTTTGAAGCACGTTTAGATGCTCAATACCGTAGTACACTTTGTAGTTAATCATCTAACTTAAGCTCCAACTGTCTAGGGTCGTTTGTTCTAAGAAGGTGGTCCAGTAAATCTGAAGTTGCCTTGCTATAACCTTCGTAACAAGCCCACTTTTCACGGGCCAGGTCATAGTCTTTTACTTGCATAGCTTCGTTATACTCTTGGCGATAACGCTTCTGCTTATCGAACAGCTCTGTATGTGCATCTAGTAATGCAGTTTGCTTGTTCAAACGAGTTTTGAGGTCCATAATTAATGTCCGTAGTGATCTCTGAGGTACTTGGGAATTTTGTCTGAATAACCGTTATTAGTTAGAGTTCTAACTAACTTCTTCCACTGAAATTCGTATTTTCTAGATACTTCAGGAAAGCTATATCCTAAGTAGTATCTTTTACAATTTTCAAACGGTAAGTGGAACATTTGAGGGATAACACGTTTAAGTAAATAACCTAAATTGTGCTTCTGTTCGTGACTCTTTCGGTAGTCGTTGTTTTTATGCCACTTAAATATGTAAGTAAGCACTCTATCCACAACTTCTTTATCCGTAATGGCACGATTAGCCTTCCTAGCTTCTCTCTCAATGCTGGTATCTTTCCAGTTAAGAGGTTTTTGTTCTACAGGAGGTAGAACAGTCACTTTAGGTTCAGAATCTTCGAGAACTGCATCTCTAATGACCTGAACTAAAGCAGGAGGAGCAGGTTTCTTTTCTTCTACTTTCTCTTCTTTTTCAAGAGCAGCTTGCTTCGCTTTGATAGCGGCTAACTCTTTACTGGAGCGTGGTCTAGTACCAACTTCACTTGTTATAAAAGCGAACTGGTCAAGAGAAGTAGAGACAGTAATCCTGGTGATAGTTTCCTGCTTAATATCTTCCTCTTCGTAAGATATATAGACAGTGTTATCTATAACCTGGACAGCAGAAATACGAGCTGTACTTAAGTCAAGTTTCTTCTTTTTAATGAAGAACTCCTGTTCAGTGATTTCTATCATTTAGCCTCTCCCTGAAGGACAAGTATTTTGTGCATAAGTAAATGCAGTTCAGCTATCTCATCTTTAACTGCATCCCAATCTCCGCACATAACTTTATCGTGTTCGTCACGAACCAGGTTATAAAGAATGTCTAGCTCGTCTTTAGATAAGTTATACATAGTTAATTATTGTCCTCCAAGTCCTTAATTACGGGACACTTGATAGAAGGGCATGATGTGTGCTGTACTGGCTCATTTTTGTAACCAAGCATTGCAAGCATCTCCTGTTCAATCTTACCTATCAAATCATCTTGATCTTCGTGAGAGGCTTTCCCATCTTTATCAAGCTTATTATGTCCAGTAAGACCGTAAAAAGAGTTATGCAATTTAGCGTACTCTAATTGGTCAGAATGAAGTTCCTGTAAGCCTGTACATATAACTAAAGCCAAGTAAGACTTAACTTCTCTTAAATGGTATTTAGCAAGAATTTTAATAACTCTTTCTTGCAACTTTGTGAGTTTTAGCTCTTGTGGCATTTGGGTTTAACGGAATGATTACCGCCCCTGTAAATTACTCTCTTATTGTAGCAGGACGTTGTACTACATAGTTAATTCTCAAGGGTTTTGTTAAGAGATAGAAATAAATGTGTATCTCTTATACCTTTGTTTCCTGTCTAAGATTAGACCCTGCATGTTCTATAGCGTCTTCGTAACTCCAGTTTGTATGGTCTACAGATACAGAAGGTTTCTCTATCACCCAACCATCAGCAGCAGAAACACAACCACATGCAGGGCATGTATTTCTCAAGTTAAACATAGGTCTTAGTTTAAGTAATGTTGGTCTGCCTAATTTGTAGCAGTGATGGTAGTTGAATAAACGCCCAAATAGAGGTGACATACGATTACTTATTATCGGCTTACCTAATTTTCCTTCTGCTGTCAGTACTTCTTTTACTCGTTGGTTATTAAATATGGGGTTAGGCATAGAATTTATATCTTTTATGATGTTCATAGACCCCATTGAGTCGTGATCATCCCTTAAGTCATAGTCATAAGTGACCTTACAAAACATGTGCCATGCAAGTTTCCCCAAAGTTGTTTCTAGATAAGCTTGAAGTTCTTCGTACTTATACATCTGCCCCGATTCCTTAAGACCTAAGTCTTTCCCCATATCGTAGTAAACTGTTGGTATATTTCGATCATCTTCAAACCAGTCTAAACGAGGGACATACTTGTATTCCCCGTACATATCCGAAAATCTAGTCATACATTGTTCTATTAGTTTAACAAGTATAACAGGGGCGTTATTCTGCTACAACTTTATTTTCAACACTTTAAATACCTATTTATTCAGCTTCTAGGAAGTCTTTTGCAAAATCCCTATGTCTGTGTTTGGGAGCGTCAAAACTATCTTCCGTTCCAGGGGAAGCGTTCTTATTGACAAACGGTGTTTTGTCAAAACTACTTTTGTCAAAAGTATTTGCCTCTAAAGAATCCGCACCAGGACTTTTGACAAAATGGACTTTTGACAATTCGTCTTTGTCAATAAGATCCGTTCCAGTAGAAGGGGTTTGAGTTAATACACACTTATTATCGGGCGTTAAGGAAACTGGCTCTTTTCGGAACGTTTTTAGTATCGTACCAAGAGCAATATAAAAAGCTGGAGGACGACCCTTAAAAGATGCACTTTCTGGCGGATCGCATTTAGTAATTAACTTCTGAGCAAGCAACTTTGAAAGGCTATATCGAATGGCACGTTTCTTATGCAAACCACCCACCTGATCATGTTCAGTTAGTAAGTCAGCAGACCAGGGAACCTTTTCCTCTCTCATCAATTTGAGTATGTCCAGCATGTGCTGATTAGGTGTGCTGTCTTTAACCGTATTCTTTCCATCTGGAACGGGACCAATGGTGTACGTGTAATCAGGGAGCAAACTAAACAACATTTTCTGCCCTTCTCTGTCATCCCTAGATTTCTCTACGGTCACAATTCTGCTATTGAAGGGAGCTGCCATCTCAGCTAATTCCTTGTTACTCACTTTCTGCATATTCCACGTTTCATCTACAGCAGCCTTAATCGCAGATGTTCCCCTAAAACCACCGTTCCTATTGTTGTGATGGATCACAATAATTGAACAAGCACCAAAATCCTGACCATTCCTTCTAGCCAACCTCTTTAGAGGAAGTGCATACTCTCTTCTATTTTCTTCGTAAGGGTTTGAATCGTTACAGCCATCAAGACTGTCTATAACAACCAAGTCATATCTACCTTTTTTACCTGTACCACCTCCTTGGATCTTGCAGAATTTCCTATACCAAGCCATATCCCATTCACCAATAACATCAACACCCCTATCAACACCGATCAGATTGAACTGCCTTCTTGTAATCCTTTCACTCTGATCCCCATTCAACCAGAGACATTTTCCTCTTTCTATATCAACTAAACCCCCATGAACATTAAAGTTTCTCCCTTGGCTGATGTGCTTACAGAGTGTTTGACACATAGCAGATTTACCAGTACCACCATCTGCATGAATCAAAAGCAGCCAAGGTTTAGGTAGTAAACCAGGAATTAAATATTCAAAAGCAGTGTCATCTAGATCCGCAACATCTTTAGGCTTACCACCTGCGTTCCTCTTATAGGAAAGGTGAGCATCAATCAACCTATCAATCGCAACCGCCCCTTCCCTGGAACGTCCAGCTTCCATAGCTAGAACTGTTTTTGCTTGGTCGAGTAAAGCTGGATCTTCTATCTCTTCCTCAAGATCCAGACCTCTAGCAATTAATTCCTCACCATTCAAATATTCAAACTTTACTTTCTGAGGTTGTTTCTCGATCTCATCCACCAACGATGCAATATCGTCCCTTTGAAATCGTGACCTCGTTGGATCAATCTCATCTGCTTCAGCAATAAGACTCCCAAACCCTCTTATGTTTCCAGTGTGCTTCCAATTCCTATTCCACTTCTTTTCACAAGGATTCCCCTTGGTGCGTAAACCTTCTGCTGACCAATCCCATGAATACTCAGGATCTCTTCTTGACCAGTCTTCCCATACTTTTAAACCTTCTTTACCAGGAAGTTCAGAGTTAATCATTGCTCCGACTTGCCACCAATAATCCTCTGAGTAAGCACCCTTTGGAGGAAT